CAGGCGTCGCTCCCGATCAAGTCCTCGCCGGCCAGCAGATCACGGCGGCCCTGGAGATCGTCGATCGGGTCGTCACCGGCAAGATCCCGCGCGAGTCGGGCATCGGGATGCTGGTCGTGTTCTTCAATCTGACCCCTGAGCAGGCCGAGAGCCTGATGCCACCCGAGGACTTCGAGCCGACCGAGCCGGAGATTCCGCCGGGGCTCGGACCCCCGGGAGCAGGGGGCGAGCAACCACCACCGGGCCAACCCAAGCCAGAGGAAGCGCCCCCGCCGAAGGCATACAAACACATTGAGATCGTCTACCACGCGGACCTCATGGCCAAGGCCGGCCCCAATGAGCCGGTGGGCGTTGGCCCGATGGCCGATGAGTTGACGCCCGTATTCAGGCGGCACGCCGAGCGGATAGCACGCCGGGTGCAGCGGGCCGTACAGATTCAGACGGACGTCATCCTTAGCGAAGCCGACGTGGAGCAACTGGCCTCAGAACTCGCCGGGGTCGCCCGCCCGCATATCGAGGTGGCGATGACGAGCGCCGGGCGGGAGGCAGTCGCACAGGTCATCGCCGAGCGCCCGGACATCGTCGGCACCTCGTTCGACCTCCAGAACCCGCGAGTCCAGAACTATCTGCGGGACGCATCGCGGCGGATCGGCACGACGGCGACGGACAGTTTCCGCACCGAACTACGCGAGGCGCTGATGGAGGGGATGGAGGCCGGCGAATCGACGGGCCAGGTTGCACGGCGAATACGGGACATCAAGGACAGCGAGTTCACGAAATACCGGGCCGAGCGGATAGCACGGACCGAGATGCGGTTCGCCCACACGAACGCCAACATCGAGGGGTGGGCCCAGTCCGGGGTGGTGTCGGGCAAGCAGTTCCTCTTGGCGCCCCGCGCCTGCGAGTTCTGCAACGCGGTAGCGGACAAGTGGGGATCGGGGCGCGACGACGATCCGGGGCGGCCCGGCATTGCGGTCCCGTTGGACGCCCCGTTCTACAGCCTGGGTGATGTGATAACGGCGGAAGTGGCCCGCAAGGACGGGACGATCGTGGAGCGGACGCTCCAGATCAACTACGCAGACTTGCAGGGCCCGCCGATCCATCCCAACTGCCGCTGCAAGGTCATCCCGATCGTCAGCGAGGAGAGGGAATAATGCAATACAAGATCCTACAGACCAAACTCTCGGCCAGCGAAGGCGAGCGGGCGGTCATCGCCAGGATATCCACGACCTCGGTTGATCGTGACGGAGACGTCATGCTCCCGTCCGGGGTTGATCTATCGGACTTCACCAAGAACCCGGTGGTCCTGTTCGGCCACGACTCCAACCGCATCCCGGTGGGCAGGGCCGTAGCCATCCACCGACGCGCCCAGGACATCGTGGCGAAGGTGCAGTTTGCGGAACGGCCCAAGTCCCTACCGGACATGCAGGAGTGGGTGCCCGACACGATCTTCAGCCTCTTCCAACAGAAGATCCTGAATGCGTTCAGCGTCGGGTTCACCATCCAGGACTCGCGTCCTGCGACCAAGCACGACATCGCCCGGTTCGGGGACGGGGTGCGGCAGATCATCACCAAGTGGAACCTGCTTGAGTTCTCGGTGGTTCCCGTCCCCGCCAACCAGGACGCGCTGGCGGTTGCCGTGAGCAAGGGCTACGTCAAGGAATCATCCTGGACGCACAACGAGTTGGAACTGTCCTCGGTCGCCGAGGAGGTCACGATGTACCAGTGGGACACCCCTGGTAAATACTTTGTTAGAGGATGCCTCGCGTAAGTGATACCCCCTCCTGCGGTCGGTCATGTGTGCCTGGGCCGAGCTGGGGATTCGATGAACCGCGTCGTGATCCGAATGTGTACGAAAGGATCTATGTATGAAGTGGTCACACTTCATCGAGCAGATCCGGTCTGACGGCTACGAGGGAGCGGACGACGACTACGCCGCCGTGACCAAGTGGCTCAAGGCAAACGGGCACAACACCGAGAGCGTTGCCACCGAAGACGGGACGATCAACCTCAAGCAGTTGTTTGAGGATCGACCCGGCAAGATGATGGACGTCTCCAAAGCCAAGCGCGACGCTGATGACGAGGCGCGAGTGCAGAAGATCGTCGAGGAGCGCGTCAGCGCCCTCGAGGCTTCACTCGAACCTCGGGCGAAGAGCAAGGCCAGCAAGACGCACGACATCAAGGTGGGCAAGGATCGACTTGCGGATGACCCCAAGGGCGGATTCAAACACGCCGGGGAGTTCTTCAAGGCGGTCCAGCTTGCGGGGACCGGCGGGGAAAGTATCCCGCAGGAGTTGGACTCATACCAGAAGGCCACACTCTCCACCTACGGGGCGGAGAGCGTGGGCACCGATGGTGGGTTCAGCGTTCCCCAGGAGTACCGCGAAGCGATTATGAAGGTCGTCGAGGGTGAGGATTCGATCCTCTCCCGCTGCAACCAGATTCCGCTGAGCGGTAACTCGGTGTCGCTGGTGACGGACGAGACTACGCCTTGGCAAACAAGCGGCGGTCTCCTGGCGTATTGGGGCGGAGAGGCCGGGACGCAAACCCAGTCCAAGCCGAACCTGAAAGCCAAGGAACTGAAATTGCGTAAGGTCTACGCTCTGGTTCCCGTCACGGACGAGTTGCTTGACGACTCGACAGCGCTCGGTGCCTGGCTACCTCAGAAGGCCGGCGAAAAGCTCGACTTCAAGATCGGAGAGGCCATCTTCCGCGGGACCGGTGCGGGACAGCCTCTGGGCTTCCTCAATTCCGGGTCACTGATCTCGGTGACCAAGGAAGCCAGCCAGGGTGCGACAACCCTCCTGGGTTCCAACATCATCAAGATGTGGATGCGTCTCTACGCTCCGTATCGCAGGACCGCGGTCTGGTTTGTGAACCAGGACGTCGAATGGGAACTGCTGCGGATGTCGGTTACTGGCCGGGTAAACTCCGGCGGTACGACGAGCGCGTGGGGCGGCTTCATCTACATCCCGCCCGGCGGCGTCAGTGGAGCCCAGTACGGGACGCTGATGGGCCGGCCGGTAATCCCGACGCAGCACGCGGCCACCTTGGGCCAGGCGGGGGACATCAGTCTCTGCGCCATGAACAAGTACCTGTGCGCGACCAAGTCGGGTGGCGTGGAGAGTTCGAGTTCTATTCACCTCTGGTTCGACCAGGATGCGACAGCTTTCAAGTTCCGCATGCGGGTCGATGGTCAGCCTGAGATGAACTCGGCAATCTCTCCCCGAGCGGGGTCAAACACCCTCTCGGCTTTCGTCGTGACGGCGGTGAGGACATAACCATGAATCTTCCAAGACCTGGATGTGACGACGGATAGCACATACGCATATGGCACTGCGAACATTGCGAACTTCGTCAATGTGTCGCGGTTCCATCGGTGGATGGCCTTGGTCTTCCGCACCAGCGGCACCGGCGGGATCAAGGGCGCACGCGTACGCGTGGCGACGGCAGTGGCGGGGACTAGTGCAACTACCCTCGTCTCCCGAGATTCCACGGAGGCAACCGGCCTCCTGACTGTGTCCGACGGCTCGAATGCGTCGGGCGCTCTCGGCGAGCGTGGTGTCGGGTTGATCGTGTTTGAGGGCTTTACGAAGGATCTCGACGCGACCCTTGCGGGTGGAAACTTCCTCCAGGTCCAGATTTACGCGGACACCGCGACGGACGAGTGGGGCATCTGCTGGCTCTTGATGAATCCGCGCTACCGAACCAGTGGCCTCACGACCACCGGCCAGGGCAGCACGGCTGCATAACCTCTCGCGGTTAGTAAACTACCGCGATACAAACCATTCGGAGGGCGGGGACGCCCGCCCCCCGGACTTATGAACGACCTGCTGATCGTGGGCAGAGGCCCGTCGATCCTCGACTTCGACGACTGGGACATTTTCCTGGACGTGATGGCGGTCTCCTCGGGCATCTTCGCCATCCCGGAGAGGGCGAGGCCTCCCAAGCACTTCGCCACGATGGATCGGGCCAAGTGGTTCCTCGATGGTCTGCACGAGGAGGAGGTCACGCACGCATGGCAGAACGACGGGCACATTGCCCCGTGGCCGTTCTGGAAGTACGCCGAGATCGCCAAGCACGTCCCGGATGAGATCAAGGGGCACGGCGGCTATCGGACGCT